TCGTTTAGATTATATCGCCGAACTGGTAGAACGTATTAGAGTTACAGGAAATACTCTAATTCTGGTAGATCGTATTGCTCCAGGTAAGGCATTAGTAGAAAAAATCAAAGACGCTGTGTTTGTGTCTGGGGGAACTAAAGCAGATGATCGCAAAGAGCATTACGATGATGTAGCAACAAGCGAGGACAAAGTTATTGTCGCCACGTACGGTGTTGCCGCAGTTGGGATTAACATCCCTCGCATTTTTAATTTGGTTTTGGTTGAACCTGGTAAAAGTTTTGTTAGGGTAATACAATCAATTGGGCGAGGCATTCGTAAAGCTGAAGACAAAGATTTCGTCCAAATTTGGGACGTCACATCAACCTGCAAGTTTGCTAAACGCCATTTAACAGCACGTAAAAAATTCTACACTGAAGCAAATTATCCATATCAGGTAGAGAAAGTAGAATGGCGATGATCTTAGAACTTGCACTTCCTGCACCGCCAATCTCAATAATTGACAATTTATTGTCATTCGCACAAACATTAGGACACAATAGCAGTTCAAGAGAATGGTTAAAAAACTACATAATTATGAAATTGATGTAGTTAATTATGACTTTGAGTGGGCACAGAACATTAATGTAGAGATGTCAACATTTTTAGCTCCGTATTTCCCAAACGAAGAAATTATTACAGTTGCTGGAGTTATGAGAAACGTATCGGGAAATTTTGCCTGGTTGCCGCCACATTGTGATAGATTGCGGCACCTTGCTATTAATTTTTATATTGAACTGGGTGGCAACAATGTTGAGACTAAATTCTATGATTACAATAGGCAAGACCGGTCCGATATGTCGGAGGCATTTAATCTTAGATTTAGCGAAATTAAAGAAACTGCTAGTTATAAATTCCAAACTAACCGGTGGTATTGCTATGACGTTCAACAATGTCACGCAGTCAGTGGAGTAGAAACTAATAGAATTTTTCTAGCATTGATTATTAAATCAAATCTGACATTAGATCAATTTAAACAAAAATATTCAGGAATAATTAAGGAACAATTATGTACATTTTAACATTGGAAAACACGGCATACGAAATGAATGAGATTCCAGACGAAGTAGATGATCTACGTTTTGCAATTTTGGATAATAGTGATCCTAAGAATCCTGATTACTTTTTTATCCCTTTAATATTTTTAGAATCATTCAACAGTCCGGCGTTAGTGTTAAACATTGGCGGTAACATTATTAGGATGCCGGTAGATTGGCAAATACTAATAGGGGAACCTGACATTGGTGATCTAGAAGTTATACCATTGGCGTCAATTAATGATCGAGGATTTAGTGCATACACGTTTAATCCGTTAGAGAGTTTTAAACCAGAATTTTATCCGGTTGAAATCGTAGACATTTACCAAGACGTTAAATGGTATTTTCCTAAACTTAAACCTGGACAGATGTTAGCCGTACCTATTACAGAAGGTGAACATCCACTGTGCGCTTATTTTGTTAAAGATATAAGTCGCCAGAGCGAAGTTGTTGATTATAGCAAAATATGGTAAAATTAAATAATCAAGTAGTAACAGATGACATGATGTATGAGGGAGTTTACATTGACACATCACCATGGGTGCCCACCGCTGAAATAGATGTTTGGGCAGAAGAATATGTGACGAGAATGAAAGAGGATGCGCTCTGGGAGAATATTCGAATAGCAGCTAAAACAAATCTAACTTTACAAGAAGCGTTAGATCATGTTATAATGATATATAAATTAAGCAAGGAATATAAAGATGTTTAACCCATTACAATTTGCACCAAAGAAGAAAAAACCGGTAGATCCAAATGCACCCCCTCGACCTAATTTATTAAGCCACGATAAGAAACTACGAGAACAAACAGAAGCAGTTGATAGGTTGTTGCGTATAGTTGAACGCCAACAAGACGAAATCGAAAGTCTTCGTAGCAAATATCAAACAATGCAACAAAGTGTAGACCAAGTTTTAAATTATTTGCGTAAAGGAAGATAATGGTTCAAAATAACGATCCACTTTACATTGGTAACGAAATGGCAGCATTTGATCGCAAAGATCGTGCATACTACGATAAATTTACTGACGAAGAGCGAAAAAAATTTAGTACGTATTTAATGCTACGGTACGGTGCTAGCGTTGCAGGGTCTGGTGATCTTCAAGCCTACTATCTAATGGCTACAAATGAACGTGTAAATAAAAATTTCTTTGATTTAAACAAGCATCCAAAATTGCAATGGCTAACTTGTACTACAGTTAGTCCGAGCATGGGCAAACAACATCATTATTGGCAACCGGCTAAAAAGAAAGATACTAGCAACAATAAGATTGTTAAGTTTTTAGAAGAAATATATCCGCAACTTAAAGACGATGAAATCGCACTATTGGCAGAAATAAATGATCGAAGAGATATTGAGGACTTGGCAAGAAAGCATGGATGGGACGACAAGTCAATTAAAGCCCAGTTTAAGTAGTTTTAAATGCAAATACTGTGCTAAAGAATATCGCAAGGAAAGTACCCTAGCGGCGCATCTGTGCGAAAGCAAACGTCGGTGGCAACAGGAAAAAGAAGTAGGCGTGCAATTTGGCCTACAAGCATACCTGCGATTTTACGAAATGACACAGGGCAGCGCCAAACTTAAAAATTATAGTGATTTTGTAGAAAGCCCTTATTATAATGCTTTTGTAAAATTTGGTCGCCACATAGTTGCTATACGTGCTGTTAATCCTAGAGCCTTTATTGATTATGTAATTAAAGAAAATAAAAAACTTGATCATTGGACACATGAGAGAGTTTATTTAGAGTATCTACATGCTTACCTTAAAAAGGAAGCAGTACAAGACGCACTAGAACGTGCCCTAATAGAAATGCAGGAGTATGCAGATGAGATTAAAACCCTTGCCAGTTTCAAGGACTACTTTAGATATGGTAGTAGCAATCGTATTTGCTTTCATATTACCAGTGGGCGCATTAGTCCTTGGGTTGTGTTTAATTGTGATAGCGGTGTTGAATTTCTTGGGAATTTGTCGGAAGAACATATTGCAATGGTGCTTCCGTGGATAGATCCAGACTTTTGGCAACGTAAATTCAGTGATTATGTGGCTGACACTGAATGGATTAAAATGATTCTTAGGGAAGCAGGACTGTAATGGACGATACTAAAATTTCTGGAGAACTTGTTCAATTGCGTAGTGATGTGTTATACTTAATACGTGTAATAGAAAAATTAGAAACTAAAATAGCAAAGATAGAGAAATCAATTGAACAGACTGTGCGCAAACAACCCAATGACCAAATGTTAGGTATGAAAATTGAAAAACTTTAATTCAGATATTGACATAGATTTTGCTGATCGTGACCAGGTACTAGCTCTAGTAGAGGTCACACCAAGTAGCATAATTCGTGATGGTCAACTGATTCGACACAATACAGGAGTACACCCGACTGATATTCCTATAGATCCATTCACAGGATATGCCAGTCTGGACTACAATGATGCGGAAGCTCGCGGATATGTTAAACTGGACTTTCTTAATGTAAATTTGTATAAACAGGTACGCAGTGAATCTCATCTAATAGAGTTAATGCAGGAGCCAGACTGGACTAAGTTGTATGATCCAGCAATATGTCAGCAGTTAATTCACGTAAACAATCATTACGACACATTACTTAAAATGCCCGAACCTGTAGATACCATTCCTAGATTGGCTATGTTCTTAGCAGTGATTCGACCAGCAAAACGCCATTTGATTGGCAAGACGTGGAAGGAGGTTAGTGCTACTGTTTGGGATAAAGTTGAAGGTGAGTACGCATTTAAAAAGTCACATTCAATAGCATATTCGCAACTAGTGGTAGTAAATCTTAACCTACTCTGCGAACAAGCGTTATCGACCGACGCTTAGATCGTTTATTGGCAATTTCTTTAAGACTAACATGCGGGCCGTGTTGTATTACAACATCTTTACTGTTGAATGTTTTTAGGCAAATTCTAAATTCTATCCAATCTTGTTTTAAAAACACATTAATTGGTACTAGCCTGTTGCTTTCCCACCACCATTGGTCTGCTAGATCTAAAAATCTAGTTTTTTGTTCTAACGACTTAAGTATAGCATAATCATAGATGGTTGTTATAATGTCATCTGAGTTTTGAACGACGCCAATGTATTCATTTCCGCCGTAGGTGATGTAACTTAAAAACGGATATTGATCTAATAATTTCTTATAACTATCTTCCATTGAGCTCTGCTAAATACGTAATAAGGATAAAGACAAATTGCCTACCATCTCAAGTTATTTATATGATAATAAAATCCAAGTTCAACTTTTGGACGAAGATCTGTCTTTAACAACAAGGAATCGAATCGTGTACGCTAGAACAGTAAAAGTCTATGACAACATTGATAATGTAATTACTATAAATTTTCGTAACAGTGACCAAAAGCCTGCAAATATTGTAGGAAAAACATTTACATTTAGCGTAACTAGTGCCGATGGCAACGCAGCAGTTTGGACTGGCGCTGTGACTGTTAGTAATGTAACTACAGCATTGGCTTCAGTTACTTTAGATCAAGCAAATGTAGCTAACCTGACTCAGGAATTCTACAACTATACAATCAGCTATAATTCGGGTAGTTTAACCTTGCCAGCCTACACAGATGACAACTGGGGCGCTGCTGGGCAACTACAAGTCCTACACAACATTTACTAACTAATCGCGATAAATACTCTATAATAACTAGGGTATTTCCATGATTTTATCTAACGTAAACATAGGCACAGGTCCATCAGCAGGTGATGGTGATCCGCTACGCACCGCATTTAATACAATTAATCAAAATTTTGCTCAAATACAGAGTAATGTAAATTCGCTAACAAACAGCGTTTTGACAGTAGCAGGGCGCACTGGTAACGTTACCTTAACTGTAAATGATCTATTAGGCTTTACAGGATTAAACCTAGTAAACCAAAGTGCGCCAGCTAGTAGTTCAGCTGTGGGCGTCAAAGGACAAGTAGTTGTCAGCGGCAGTTATATGTATGTGTGTACTGCGGCTAATACTTGGGTTCGTAGTAGTATCACCACTTCTTTCTAATCAATTCTCTTGATTTTTCTCTGCTAGTATGCTAAAATACTAGTATGCTGTCTTTTTGATAAATAAAAATACAACATAGGGCATTAAATGTATGTATTATTTATATGTAAAAACACACAAATTAACAGGAATAAAATATTTAGGACAAACATCAAGAGACCCGTACTGGTACCAGGGATCAGGAAAACGTTGGGTTAATATTCTTAAAAAATATGGGGGCGACGTTGATACTGAAGTTATTTTTGAATCTAATAATAAAGATGATATTAGAGATAAAGGTATCTATTATTCTAATCTATGGAATGTAGTAGAAGATGAAAATTGGGCAAATATTGTAAATGAAGAAGGTACTGGCGGTGATACATCAAAGAGTCCTAATTATAAAGAAGCAATGAAATATCGAGATTTATCAAAACTAAAAACTAAAGAACATAGAAAAAAAGTCTCCGAGTCAACTAAAAAGGCTTGGGATAAAAAATTAAATTCACCTGATTTTGATTTAGAGGCATATAAAAAAATGTGTGCTGAGCGAACACGTGCTATGTGGGCACAACGTGGATTCACTGATGAGGACAGAAAAAAGCGAGCAGATACGTGGTTAAGTTATATCAAAGAACACCCAGAAGTTACCACTAAAATATCCGAAACTACAAAAAAGAATTGGTTAGAAAAGTCTAAATTGTACGAAGTAACGTTTCCGGATGGTCATAAAGAGCAAGTGAAATGTTTTAGGGGATGGTGTAAAGATAATAACTTGCCCTATACTAAATTATATAATACAATAAGATATAATAAACCTAGTAAAGATGGATGGATGGTTAAAATAATTGATTAAAACTGTATCAGATTTTACTGTAAACCTTTGGAAGACTGGAAGAAAAGTTAAGTCTAGCCCCTCGGGTTGGCAGTCAGGAAATGCGCCGTGCTGCGTACACAACGGAGAGTCTGCTGACACAAGAAGCAGAGGGGGTGTCCATGTAGATGCTGATGGAAAAATCTCCTATTCGTGTTTCAACTGTAATTTCAAAGCCAGTTATCAACCCGGCAGGCATTTGACATTTAAATTCCGTAAACTCTTACGCTGGTTGGGCGCCAACGAGAACGATGTAAAACGGCTAGTGATTGAAGCAATTCGCATCCGTGAACTTGTAGCTCCAGAGGAGCTTAAAGCTGAACAAGAAGAGAAAATTGAGTTTAAAGTTCGTGAACTACCTGCTGATGCTATTAGTTTTCAACAGTTCTTATCATTCCATATCTTAAACAACTTTCAAGATGTGCCACCCCTGCTAAATTTAGCTGTTGATTACGTTAACAATCGTAAAATTGATCCTGCTAAGTATGATTTTTACTGGACAGACAGTACTGATCACAGCCTGCATCAACGTGTGATTATTCCCATGTATTGGGAAGGTAAGATCGTTGGCTATACAAGTCGTGCGTTTGTTGACGGAGTTAAGCCAAAGTATTACAGCAATTACGAGCCCAACTTAGTATTCAACTTAAACAATCAATTGCCAGATGCTAAGTTTGTAATTGTTTGTGAAGGCCCATTTGATGCTATGAGTGTAGATGGGGTAAGTGTTATGAGCAATGACTGTTCAGAAACACAAGCAGATATCATTGATAGTTTAGGCAGAGAAGTTATTGTTGTGCCAGATGCCGACCGAGCAGGTGCACAACTAGTAAACAGGGCTATTGAGTACGGTTGGTCAGTGAGTTTTCCTGTCTTTTTTGAGACATGTAAAGATATTAATGAGGCTGTGGTTAAATATGGCAAGCTCTTTGTACTCAAGTCTATTTTGGACGCAAGAGAAACGAGTAGATTAAAAATTGAACTTATGAAAAAGAAAATGTATAATTAATATTATGAGCACAAAAGACTATTCGCCAGATTTACAAAAACTTTTTATTGAAATGATGATGCAGGATGCACAATCATATGTTCGCGTCCAAAACATTTATAATCCAGAAAACTTTGACAGAAGTTTACGTGAAGTTGCACGTTTTATCAAAGAACACACAGATCAACATCGCACTATGCCAACTGTTGATCAAGTCAAAGCAGTTACAGGCGTAGAACTTAAACACGTGCCAGACTTAAACGAAAGCCATTATGAATGGTTTATGACCGAGTTTGAAGGCTTTACTAAGAAGCAAGAACTTGAACGTGCTATTCTTAAAGCCGCAGACATGTTAGAAAAAGGCGACTTTAATCCTGTAGAAAAATTAATCAAAGATGCTGTGCAGATTAGTCTTACTAAAGATATGGGCACAGATTATTTCCTAGACCCTAAGGCACGTCTTGAAAAATACTATAATAGTGGCGGACAGGTAAGTACCGGGTGGCCACAACTTGATAAGTTATTGTATGGCGGATTTAGTCGCGGCGAACTAAACATCTTTGCTGGTGGATCGGGCTCAGGCAAATCATTGGTCATGATGAACATTGCCTTAAGTTGGTTACAACAAGGGTTAAATGGTGTTTATGTAAGTTTAGAGCTGAGTGAAGAGCTTTGCGCATTAAGAACTGATGCTATGCTTACAGGTATGGGCACTAAGGATATCCGTAAGGACATGGACACTACTACAATGAAAGTGCGTCTTGTAAGTAAGAAAGCTGGCACTTATCAAATTAAAGGTATGCCAGCGCAAAGTAATGTCAACGACATTAGAGCATACTTAAAAGAATATCAAATTCAAACAGGACGTCGGGTAGACTTTGTTATGATCGACTATCTTGATTTAGTTATGCCTGTTAGTGCTAAAGTTAGCCCAAATGACCTATTTGTCAAAGACAAATATGTATCAGAAGAGCTACGTAACTTAGCAAAAGAACTTGGTGTACTATTTGTGACCGCATCGCAACTTAATCGTGGTGCTGTGGAAGAAATTGAATTTGATCATAGTCACATCGCAGGCGGATTGAGTAAGATTAACACAGCAGACAACGTGTTTGGTATCTTTACGTCACGTGCTATGCGTGAGCGCGGCCGCTATCAAATTCAGTGTATGAAATCACGTAGTTCAACCGGGGTAGGACAAAAGATCGATTTGGACTACGATATTGACACAATGCGTATCACAGACAGCGGCGCTAGTGATGATGCCAATGGTGGCATGCGCAACCCTGCGGCAAATATCCTAAGTAGTATCAAAACTGGTAGTACTGTAAATAAAGAAACTGGCGAAATTACAGACGCTCCTAAAATTAATGCAGAAGTTAATAGTACTAAACTTAAAAGCATGTTAGCCGGGCTTAAAAAAGCAGAATAACTCTTTTAATTTTTCGATAAATACATTAAATTGGAGTTAAATTTTGCAAAAGCGCACTCGTAGCATTCTTACAGAGCTTGATGAGTTACTAGTCCATAAAGATAAGGCTAATCTCATCGAAACTCGTGCCAATAATATTATCAATGGCGCCATTAATCTCATTAACCATATAAGAGAAAATTACGATGCTGTGACTGCAGGTGAATTAGAACGACGCCTGCTTAATGCAATCAAAGGACAAGATCCTGCAAAATTCTCTCGTGGTATTAGGAAATTCAAAGATGAAGATCAGTGATATATTAAAAGAGGGCAATATAGGGTACAAACTTGCGCGAGGCGCTGCTGGTGCGCTAGCAGGTGTTGGATCTTTAGTTGGATTAGACAACGTAGATAAAGCTACTGCTGCATTGAGTCAAGCCGATTTAGCCACCGTGGCACAAAATCAACCAGCAAAGTCTTCTAATAGAACACCCAGTACGGATATGAGATTTACCCCTGTTGGTGATTGGCCATTACAGCCTAATACCAGATTGAAGGTTAAATTTAACAAAGTTGATTATTTTAAAGACGCAGGAAAAAAAATCTGGATGGTGCAGTGGGGACCGACTAGCCCACCAACAGCAGTATCAGCAGCCGATTCTGCAAGATTAGATAAGAAACGTCCTGGAGAATTCCAATCAGTGCAGGTAGTATCAACACTAGCTCGCAAAGGTAAAAAAAATGCAGCTGTTTGAAATTCGTAATAAAACTCCGCAGTGGTTGCTCACTGAAAGTAAAAATGTGCACCTTGAACATTTAGAGGACTTAGTTTTTAATGCCGGATATAGAGGTGCTCAGGAGGCACTTAACTATATTGATAGTCTTCGTCATATGCTAGCAGAGGGTACTGGCACTACAACACAATTAACTGTTAAATGGGATGGTAGTCCTGCTATTATATGTGGGATTGACCCTGAGGATGGTAGATTTTTTGTAGGCACCAAATCGGTGTTTGCCAAAGCACAACCCAAACGATGCAAAGATCAAGAAGACATTTTAGATTTTTACGGCGACAAGCCTGAATTAGCTAATAAACTAGCACAGGCGCTAAAGTACCTGCCTAAATTAGGCATTGGCGGCGTAGTCCAAGGAGATTTAATGTTTACAGAAGGTGACATATCTACTGTAGAAGTAAACAATGAATTGTGCTACGTGTTTACTCCCAACACAATCACTTATGCTGTACCTGTAGACAATAACCTTGGCCAACGAATAGCCGCAGCAAAACTGGGTATTATATTTCATACTTCATACGAAGGCGACACTATCGATTCTATGACAGCAAGTTTTGGGGTCAATGTTGGTGCTTTTACTGCAACCAATGATGTATGGTTTGACGATGCTACCTATAAAGATTATACTGGGATTGCTAGTTTAACTCCTAGCGAAAATACCAAGATACAAAATTACCTAACATCAACTGTCCACACTTTAGAAAAAGTTGGACAACAGAAATTTGATATAATTTTATCTAATAAAGAATTTGCTCGCTCAGTTAAACCGTTCATTAATCAAATGGTAAGGGGCGGAGCACATGGTGTCGAACCAACCCAGTTTCTAAAACAGTTTATAGAACATTACAGAGCTGAACAAATGAAAGGCATTGAACAACTAAGTGGTGGTATTGATGGTCGAGCAGCGCAGAATCGTGTGGCAAAAATACAGGCTAAAGAGCAATGGATAGCCGATAACAGTAATAGTCTGGTTGGAATTTTGGCTGTCTATAAACGATTGGTAGAACTTAAAGGCATGCTTTTAAACAAACTACGTCAAGTTGAAGGCATCGGAACGTTCCAAAAAACCGCAGACGGGTATCGAGTAACAGCACCAGAAGGATTTGTTGCGATCGGGCACGACGGTGGCGCTGTTAAACTAGTAGATCGTTTAGAGTTCTCTAGAACCAATTTTTTATCAAAGTGATAAATAAAAGTATGCGCGAAAGCGTAAAATAATTTAGGAGAAATATTATGTCAGTAACTCGTGTAAATGGCGGTGCAGCACCAGTAGTAACCACAGGTCGTAGCCTTGCGATGTATACAATTGGTTTAACAAACGTTCATGTTGGTTATACATCTGTAGACAGCGATTTTGAAAAACTAGTTCGTGCTATTGAAACAGTAGGTACAGTAGAAATCTTAGGTACACCATCTAGTGATGCTTTCCGTGTAGCTATTTCTGGTGCAGCTCCTGCTGCAACTTCAGGTACAGCTTCATTGCAAGGTATTTGCAACGCAGCAGTAGCAACAACAACTGTAGCAGCATACACATTCTAATTTAATAAATTAGATTGAAGATCAAAAGGCACTTTTTTATAGTGCCTTTTTTCTTGACTTAAATATCTGTATGAATATGCTATTATATAGATATCGAGGATTTACATTAGTTGATATAACTAATACCAATGTAACTGCACCAACGGACCAATTCAAACGAAATCAGCAAAGAAATTGGGAAACTGTTCAGCAGATTTTAAGTTTGCGTGTACAATTAATTGACTTTAAATACCTAGGATGTACCACATGCGACCTGCAAAAGTTTTCTTTTGGTATAAATTATTCTGGAATGCACAATGTTTGGAATTTTGAATTTGCTGTAGAACATGATGGTATTTTTAGTACTGATATAGATCGATACGGATCTCTTAAAGATGATTTTAAAATAACTCCTATAATTTTAAATCTGTCAGAAACTGCAAAACCTACGTTGCCACTGTTTTACGCGAGCGGCCCTGAAAAAAACATATACTTTATAGCACAAAAACCTGAATAAATATTAGTTGATGCTAGGCATCTTATTAAGGCACAAATAGGCAACTGATTACGGCACATTCAAAGAGCATCGCACTTGTTGAGAGAGCGACGTATGTCAACCACTGAAATTGAGAAAAAGAACTTAGAAGCCCACGTTGAGATCTGTGCCGAGAGGTACAAAAACTTGGAAACTAAACTAGAAAATTTAGAAGGACGGATGGACAATTTGGACAATCGTATGGACAAGTTTGAATCGCATCTTGTTGAAATTAAAAATGCTGTGACTGCTACTGATGCTAAACACAGCGACAAAACTATCAGTATCCTAATGTCAGTATTTGGCATTATTCTTGCGGCTCTTATTGGAATTTTTGCCTCGGGCTTATTCAAATAAATAAAGTTAGCACCAGGCAAACTTTATGAAAATCGTAGAACTAACTAACAACGTATTATTACCTATAACTAACGAGGAACACGAACTGTTATCTCGATTCGATGATAATTTGGTGTTGCCTAAAAATCAATTAACTGAACGTGAACAGGTGTTGGCAAATCAGCTAACGGTTAAGGACGTTCTAATTAGAATCAATGAACAAGGCAAAATCGTCTATAAAAAACGAATCTCTTGAATTTGATATAGAGAAAATTCGAAGATTTACACAACAAGAACTTGAAAGGTTATCTAAGCAAGATCAAAATTTACCATTCTGTTATCAAATTGGCACGGACGTATTAGTTGGTTGTAACCGAGTAGTTAAAATTGACGAAAAGTGCTGGCGTGTATATGAAAATGGCCAACAGGGTTTTGATTTTTTCACCAGAAAAGATGCTATATTTTATTGTGTTGCAGTGCATAAAAATCAATTCTCATTGGCTAAAGACATCTATGAAAAGGATAATTTATTAAATAGATTAGAATTTGATGCTGCACTATATCGCCACCGTTATAAAAAAGCAACAGATAAAAACGATGAATGGGGAATAGAGCTATACAGCAATAAATACCTCGAAACAATGCGCCGTATAGAGCAGACCAAGCAAGATTTAAAGAAATCGATAAACTCGACTAAATATATTAAAGTTTAGGAACTACAAAACTATGAAACTCTCAGAAATGTCACAGACATCAGCAAAACAATTAAACAAAGTATTAGAAAGTCGTTTTGGCTTTACTATTAATTACGATACGCTAACTGTTGAAAAAGCCCAGCGGTTGAGCGAAACAATCGATGCTAATCTAAACAAAATTCGCCATAGCGTAGATTTTCACTCAGCTGAACGAAATCCGCGTTATATGGAGTTGTTAACCGTTCAGGAAGGTCTTGGGCGTTGGTTAGAAGAGCAACGTAGCCAATTGAATGAGGGCGAAGTTGGCAATGCTGAAGTATTATTGGCTGCTAAAGATATGGTTGACAGTGTGCAAGACACTATTGAAAAAGTTGGCAAAATGCAAAATGAGCAGCTACCTCAATTGCTCGATAGTATTCGTGATCAAGTTGGCAGCGACCAAGCTGAACAATTTAAACAGGCAGTGGGCACAACATTAGAAACACTAATGCAGAATTTGCAGGCAGCACGCGAGGGGGTTGATAGTGGGGTGGGTATTTTAACTGGCCAAGCACCACAGCCAATGGAGTTGGGTGGTGATAACCTTAAAGCAGATATGGAAGAGTTACCTGCTCCTGCCAGTGACCTAGATATTGAAGAACCAGAAACAGATGGGTTCGCAGCAACTGACGCAGCTACAGGCGGCGAAGAATTAGGCCGTGAATTGCGCTAATGCGTATTGATGAGTTTATTCACAGCCCAAAAAATACTCCAGAGTCAAATTTAACAACGGCTCTGGAGCTATTACGTCACCGTTACAGCGACAATGACCAAACTCCTGTTAAAATTAAAACTCAATCAGTTATTAACCTAGTATTAAACACAGACAAAACATTCGACTATGATGCTCTTGTATCAGCAAACGAGACAAATCCGGCAGTTAAAAATCTTATCAAAACATTTAATAAAGATTACGTAGAACTCCGCCCTACGGGCGCAGATGCTGCTAACAATCTTACAACAACAAACCCTGAAGAGGGTGATCCTACACAAAATCCAGTCGACGACGTAACTAGCATGGCTAAACGTGCGGCTAAAAAACGCGACTCTGATATATTCTAAAAACTCTTGACAGGCAAATATAAATAGTTTAGTATTGTACTCAACTATTGGAGAATAAGTATGGCCTATTCAAAAATGGTCCTAGATCATTATGAAAATCCTAGAAATGTTGGGAGTATGGATAAGGAAGATCCGCAAGTTGGCACAGGTATGGTTGGTGCGCCAGCTTGCGGTGATGTAATGAAACTACAAATAAAGGTAGAAAACGGTATTATTACGGACGCAAAATTTAAGACCTACGGTTGTGGAAGTGCAATAGCTAGTTCTAGTTTGGTCACTGAGTGGCTTAAAGGTCGAACGCTTGACCAAGCTCAAGAGATTAAGAATAGCGAGATTGCCGAAGAACTTGCCTTACCCCCAGTTAAGATCCACTGTTCGGTTTTAGCAGAAGATGCTATTAAAAGTGCTATAGATGATTATAGGAAAAAACATGGAACTAGTTAAAATGAATGATAATGCTGTTAATAAAGTTAAAGAATTATTAGCAGAAGAAAACAATCCAAACTTAAAACTGCGTATGTTTGTACAAGGTGGCGGATGCAGTGGTTTTCAGTACGGATTTACGTTTGATGAAGATGTAAATGAAGATGATTTTGACTTAGAGTTCGACGGAGTACATCTACTGATAGACAGTATGAGCGGTCAGTACTTAAATGGTGCCGAAATTGACTACACAGAAAGCCTAAGTGGTAGCCAATTTTCAATTAAAAATCCTAATGCACAAACTACCTGTGGATGTGGTAGTAGTTTTGGTGTATGATTACCTTAACTGAAATAGCTGCAGAAAAAGTTCGCGCTAGTCTGAAAGCCAGAGGCAAGGGCATAGGCATTAAGATTGGCGTCAAAACTGCTGGTTGTAGTGGCATGAGCTACGTGTTAGAATTTGTTGATGAGCGCAATTCGTGGGATGACGAATTTAAAAGTTGGGGTGTTAGTATATTTGTAAGCGGAAAGGATTTGGTGTACTTGCAAGGTCTGCAAATAGATTGGCAAAAGAAGGGACTAAACGAAGGCTTTGAATTTATTAATCCCAACGAATCTGGTAAATGTGGCTGCGGAGAATCCTTTACAGTCTAGTCTAAAGCATATATACTATTAATATGCTTATACAACGATACAATTACACTCCTATTAATAGAGAAACAATAGACGGTAAACGACATTACTGTTTGCCCGATGGTAGTAAAGTTCCTAGTGTTACTACTATTTTAGATCGCACGAAACCTCAAGAGAAACGTGAGGCACTAGCTAACTGGCGTAGGTCGGTAGGCGAAGTTCGTGCCACTGAAATTACCACAGAAGCTGCAGGGCGTGGTACACGTATGCACAAATACTTAGAGGACTATGTTAAGAATAACAGAGTACTTAATGCTCCGGGTACTAATCCCTACAGCCAACAAGCACATCAAATGGCCCAAGCAGTGATTAAAGAAGGGCTTGTTCACGTAGACGAAATATGGGGAATTGAGGTTCCTTTATATGTTAGCGGCCTTTATGCTGGTACTACTGACGCCTGCGGAATTTACAAGTCAAAACCGGCTATTTTAGACTACAAACAGACTAATAAACCTAAGAAAACTGAGTGGATTGAAGACTATTTCCTCCAATTAGTCGCCTACGGACTAGCACATAACGAAACACACGGAACAGACATTAGACAGGGTGTTATCTTAATGGCCGTGGCACCTAAACCTAACGAGGCAGTACAGTATCAAACTTGGACTGTAGAAGGCACAGACTGGGATTTGTGGACAGATCAGTGGCTTCAGAGAGTAGAACAGTATTACCAACTAGCATAAATATAAGAATAAATCATAGGTTAAGAACATGGCTGTAATTCAGATCTCTAAAATTCAAGTCCGTCGTGGCTTACAAGAAAATTTACCGCAACTAGCTTCTGGTGAAATGGGCTGGAGTGTAGACGAACAGCGTCTATGGATTGGTAATGGGTCGCTAACAGAAGGTGCGCCCGAAATTGGTAACACAGAAATCCTTACTAGTAACAGTGACGTACTAAATGCTATAGAAAGCTATACGTTTAAAGGCCAAGAATCTGGATACACTAGTGTTACTGGTCCAACAAGAAATACCCCTGTTACTAGAAGTCTTCAAAATAAGTTTGACGAACAAATTAGCCTAAGAGATTTTATTACAGCTGCAGATACTCTTAGCGGTGATTATACAACTGCGTTGCAACGAGCATTAGATCAAATATATCCAAGTAACTACATCTCAACAGTTGGGGTCAGAAGAGTTCTTAGAATTCCAGCTGGGACGTATAATATTAGTTCTAATATTCTTGTCCCACCGTATGCTACTATAGTAGGTGATGGCGCAGAGGCAACGGTGCTTAATAAAACATCTGGTACAGATAGTGTAATTCGTCTTAAGGACAGTCGAGGAAATGTAGGAGTTGATGTTAACACAACATCTAGTGTAGCCCCTGCAGAGATTACCATCAAAGGATTAACATTATCAACTGACACAGACACTGATGTTGCGGTGTTGGAGAGCTGTCATTTTGTAGATTTTGAGGAAGTAAATTTTGTCGGTGGTGCAACTACTGTGCTATCTTCGGGCAATAATAAATCCTGTGTAGTGGTAGATGATTCTGCAAGAGGTGCAACTAATTTATCTTTTAACCGTTGTCGATTTGCTGACTCCACATACGGAGTAAACCTACAGGGAAATGTCACAAACTTTACATTAGATCAAAGTCAATTGAGTAATCTATATCAGGGTGTTACTGCAAGTGCAAATGTGTCGAGTCCCAGTGGCGTTAGAATTACAGCTAGTAAATTCCAAAATATTGCAAAACAAGCAATTTATAGTAGCGATAATAGCAGCATAGTTTCGGCCTATAACTATTTTACCGTATGCGGCAACAGTGACGGTGCAGTGATGAATGGCACAGGTGCAAACAGTGCTATTATCTCGTGGAATACGCAAAATAATTATAGCGTTGGCGACTTATTTGATCGAACATATTCGAATATTATTATTAAACCAACCATCGAAACACTATCATCAACTCAAGGTACACTAACACAAACTACAACATTTGGGTCAGTGGCCGATTCTGCTGGTTTTACTGAAACATTACTAGACAATACGTCCGCAAATACTAGTTTAATTATTAGCTCAACTTCTACAAACATAATTGATTATAGGATCACACGAGATACTGCAAATAGAATTGGTACGATCAAAGTAACCCAGGCCAGCGGCTCGGCAGTTTATGAAGATGACTATTCTGAAACAGCATCTACAGGGGTCACTTTAGATTTCACAGGGTATGGAGCAAACGTAACACTAACTTACAGTACAACCAGTACTGGTGATGATGCAACCTTAAAATACACTGTAAGATCATTTATATAATATGTGGCCAAATTTTTGGAATTTAAGAGTTAATGATCGGTTAACTCAATGGAAAGATTTCAGGCACAAGCTCGGTGATCTTCCATTAGATTTAGCGGTACAAGAATTAAATCAACTTTGGAGCAGTGCTCCATTTGTTACCTATTATTTAGACCCCAGTGACACTAGTAATTGGCCAGATCCTTGGACTTTATTAGCCGAAAATTACTATTGTGATGTTGCTAAAAGTCTAGGAATCATTTATACTATATACTTTACCAGTCATAAGTCATTGGATTTGGAACTCCGTACATATTATGACTATAAAGACAAAAATAGATACAATGTAGCTTGGATTGATGGTGGAAAATATATTCTTAATTACTATCCTTTTGAGATAGTAAATACACAACAGATCGAAGAACAAAAATTAGATTTACTTTACAAATATTCAAGTAAAGATTTACAATTAGACAAGTATTAATAAGAGGCAATCAAGTGAGCAATATTCAAGTCAAAAAACGCAGCGGAGCCATCGTCCCATTAGACGTCAGTAAATGGCAAGCCCAAATTAGTAAAGTGTGTGCTGGTATTGCTGACGTGAGTCAGAGTATGATTGAGATTAAGGCACAACCTCACTTTTACGATGGTATTAGCACAAGAGAAATTGACGAACTAACACTTCGTGCTATTGTAGATCTAATCGACATTGAGCATGAACCAGATGTTGGACATGTAAACTATCAGTATGTAGCAGGTAAACAACGACTGAGTATGCTACGTAAAGATGTTTACGGTGATTACCAAGTTCCGCATCTATTAGAAATTGTTAAGAAAAATGTAGATGTAGGTCTTTATACCCCCGAATTGCTTGAATGGTATACTGAAGAGGAATGGAATCGCATGAATGATATGCTTGACCATGCCAAAGACGAAGAATATAGCTACGCAGCGATCGAACAATTGATTGAAAAATACCTAGTGCGCAATCGTGCTACTAAACAGATTTACGAAACACCACAAATACGTTATATTGTAGCGGCTGCAACAGTATTCCACAACGAGTTGCCTGCACAACGTTTAAAATATATTAGAGATTATTACAATGCAGCTAGTGATGGTCTTTTTACTCTTGCTACACCTGTGCTTGCTGGTCTCGGAACACCCACTAAACAATTTAGTAGCTGTGTACTCATTCGTAGTGACGATGATCTTGATAGTATCTTTGCTTCGGGAGAAATGATGGCCAAGTATGCTAGCAAACGTGCCGGCATTGGGTTGGAGATTGGACGCTTACGTCCATTGGGAAGCCCTATACGAGGCGGTGAAATCATGCACACTGGCATGATTCCCTTTTTGAAGAAATGGTTTGGTGACCTACGTAGCTGTAGTCAGGGCGGCATCCGCAATGCGTCGGCTACTGTGTTTTACCCAATTTGGCATCACCAGTTTGATGACTTAATTGTATTGAAAAATAATCAAGGTACGGAAGAAACACGTGTACGTCATATGGACTATGGAGTAGTATTGAGTGCGTTGTTCTGGCGCAGATTTAAGAACAAAGAAAACATTACATTCTTTGACCCAAATGAAGTACCTGACTTGTACGAAGCATTTTACTCAAACACAGAAAAGTTTGAAGAACTGTATGTTAAGTATGAGAAGAAAGCTGGCTTACGTAAGAAAGTTATGAGCGCAGAAGAAGTATTTAAAGGTGGCATCTTAAAAGAACGTACAGATACAGGTCGTATCTATTTGGTGTTTATCGACAACGTTATGAACCAGGGTCCATTTGACCCCGAGTATCATACAATTTATCAGAGTAACCTTTGCTGTGAAATTCTACTTCCTACTCGGCCTTTTAAGCGCCTTGACGATGCTGATGGGCGTATTGCATTATGTACCCTTGGATCAATTAATTGGGGTGCGTTCCGTAATCCAGAAGACATGCGCCGTGCTTGCCGTATCCTACAACGTAGCTTATGTAACATCTTAGATTATCAAGACTTCTTAAGCGTTCAAAGTAAATTAAGTAACGACGAGATTCAACCATTAGGTATCGGCATTACAAACTTAGCTTACTGGCATGCTAAAAAGAACTTACGCTACGGTGAAGCAGACGCACTACAAGAAGTTAAAACATGGATGGAACATCAGGCATTCTACTTAACAGAAGCAACTGTAGAACTAGCCAAAGAACGTGGCGCATGTCTGCATAGTGAGCATACACGCTACGGTCAAGGACACTTCCCGTGGGAGCATCGTGCTAAAGCTGTTAATGAACTAGCAGACTTTACACCAACACGTGAACTAGACTGGGAACAACTACGTAGTGATATGCGTAGTTATGGTGTTCGTAATGCTACCTTGATGGCAGTAGCACCAGTTGAAAGTTCAAGCGTTGTAATTAATTCGACTAACGGTATTGAAATGCCTATGAGTTTAATTACAGTTAAAGAATCAAAAGCGGGATCGTTTATTCAAGTTGTACCGGAATACAACAAGTTGAAAAATCGTTACCAATTGATGTGGGAACAAAAAGACTGTGATGGTTACTTAAAAACAGCCGCAGTGTTGGCGGCATATGTAGATCAAAGTATTAGTACTAATACATTCTACAATCCGGCACACTGGTCAGATCGTAAAGTACCAACTACGCTAATTGCTAAGAACCTAATGCAGGCACACATGTGGGGGATTAAAACATTCTACTATAGTTTGATTAACAAACAAGGTGCCAAGATGGAACAAGAAGCGGCACCACAGACACAACCCGTCGAAGAATATATTGAAGAAGAATGTGAGAGCTGCAAGCTCTAGGAAAAATATGTCAAAAGCACAATACAATTTAACGCAAGCCACAGACTATCTTAATCGTAAGATGTTTTTAGACCCAGCAGGTCCGGTAACAATACAACGATTTGAAGAAGTTAAGTATAACAAGATTGCTAAGTTTGAACAAACAGCCCGGGGTTTCTTTTGGGTACCAGAAGAAATATCATTAACAAAAGACGCACAGGATTTCAAAGATTCTAGTGACACCGTACGTCACATTTTTACCAGTAACCTACTACGCCAAACTGCCCTGGACAGCTTACAGGGTAGAGGCCCTAGCCAGGTGTTTACTCCTGTAGTGAGTTTACCTGAACTAGAGGCTTTAGTGTACGGGTGGACGTTCTTTGAAACTAACATCCACTCACGCAGTTATAGCCATATTATCCGTAACATCTATAATGTGCCCAAAGAAGTGTTCAACACAATCCATGACACAGAAGAGATTGTTAGTATGGCGTCAACTATTGGCAACTACTACGACCGGCTACATGTTATTAACTGTAAGAAAGAGCTTGGCCAAAAAGTAGACGAAAAAGATCATATCAAAGCTATTTGGTTAGCATTACATGCGAGCTACGGACTTGAAGCATTCCGTTTTATGGTATCATTTGCTACAAGCCTAGCAATGGTAGAAAACAAGATCTTTATTGGTAATGGAAATATCATTAGCCTAATCCTACAAGATGAAGTTCTACACAAAGATTGGACTGCTTTTTTGATCAATCAAGTGGTTAAGGAAGATCCACGCTTTGCTGAAGTCAAAGCTGAATGTGAGGCTGAAGTTATTCGTATGTACGAAGATGTTATTCGTGAAGAAAAAGCCTGGGCCGACTACTTATTTAAACTAGGCCCAGTTATTGGCCTTAATGCTAACATCTTAAAGGACTTTGTTGACTATACAGCAGTTAGCGCACTAAAAGAAGTAGGTATCAAGTACTGGAATCCAGCACCCAAAACAACACCTATTCCTTGGTTTAACAAGCACAGTGATACCAGCAAAAAACAAACAGCTCTACAAGAAAACGAATCAACTAACTACGTAATTGGCGTAATGAGTGATGCTATCGATTACGATCTATTACCAACACTATAATAAGGATAATTTATGCTAACTGTATATTCAAAAAATAATTGCCCGTTTTGTGACAAAGCAAAACATTTACTAACAACAAAAAATATCCCGTTTGAGATAGTAAATATAGATACAGATTCTGAAGCTAGAGAATGGTTAATTGGTCGGGGCCACAGAACTGCACCACAACTGTATCTAGGCGAATCATTATTTGTGGAAGGCGGTTATCAAGGACTGGCTAAGTTAACTGATGAAGAGTTACAGGAAAAACTAGGAGCCTAACATGGCAAAATTAAAATTATACACCGATCGAGCAGTTAGAAATGCAGTTGCAAGAAAATTTCTAATAGATCTAGGCATTGATTTTGACGAAATTAACGTCGAAACTACCCCCGAAGCTGTTACATTTTTAGAATCACAAGGTCGAGATCTTAGACATTATCCGTGCCCACAGTTCTATGTTAACAATCAAGTAGTTTGGGACAACGGATTTAAAGATATTACAAATTTAACAGTAGAAGAAATTAATCAACGAATTGAGGAACTCAATGCTTAAAAATCTAAATTATGAAAGAGATGAAATCGTAAGTTTTAAAATGGTCAATGGTGATGAGATTGTTGCCAAAATTGTTGAAGAAACTGATAATGGTTATACCGTTAGCAAACCATGCACAGTGATGCCTAGTGCCCAAGGATTGGGGTTGATACAGAGTCTATTTACAAGTGAGTTAAATAATAATGTAACCCTTGGCAAGGCACATGTAATGATGAGTAGTAAAACAGTGGAAGCAGTTAGGAATCATTACATCCAAACAACAACAGGCATACAACCTGCTAGTGCCGGTGGTATTATTACTTAGGAATAAATTATGTCGGATATTATAGCCAGCGCATCAGCAATGGCCTCAGTAACTGAAGGGCAATATGTTGCCATTGGTACACCGGCTAATTCTATAACACCTGCTACCCTTACTGCTATGGTTGGAATGGCTAAAGGTGAAGGGTTGCAGGTACATCCGAATCTTTCTGCAGCACAAACCAGACTGGCTAATTTGTATATAGATAACCCAAGTTTGGGCACTAAAGCAAATACAGCTGCATCAGCGTTGTCTACCCTGAGCGGACATGCTAGTTCAATATTCAGCGGCGGCATGGGTAGCTTTGGTACTGTTCTTGGAAGAGTAAAAGCACATATCCGTGATGCGGGAGAGGTTATTCAAGCACAAAATTTTATGGCTAATACAAATTTTAGTGATTACGGCGATGGTATTACTAATATGAGCAGTTTGACTACGCAGGGTCTTGAAAGTTTGGGAGACCCCAAATCAGTAGCTGCTACGTTACAAAATATGAGCGGAAGTTTTGACCTTAAGAATATGGCCAGCTTTGGTAAACCTGGTGCGTTTGTTGAAAAACTACAAAGTTTGCGTGTGGCCAACTCTAGTAATCTAAACAGCATGTTAACCAAAGCTGGGGTTGATCTAAATAATATCAACGATCCAACACAGGTAGCAAAGATGAATAAAGTTCTAGGTTCTATTACAGATAAGCAAACTCTAACAAATATAGCAGATCGGATGGGTACATTAAAAGGTAATAATCCATTTGTTGGGGTAAAATCATACACAGGTGCAGATGCTAGTGTTAACACTGGTGCTAGTTCTCTACTAGGAGGAAGTTAATGGCTGATGATTTTATAAGTCAAATCTCACAAGGAGCACCGGTTCCCACAGCTGGCGGCGGTGGCATACAAAGCCTTAAAGATTTGATGGATCCTAACAAGGTAAACCCTTCTAACATACAAGGCGGCATGAAAGCTGGTATGGATAAAATATCTTCCAAATTGGGAGGTATGAATGCTACATTTAAATCGCCTGCGGCAGCGGTAAATTTATTTCAAAATTTAGAGATACCTAAAGTTCCTAATTTAGAATCTATGGCTCCTAGCCTAAATGGTTTAATGGGAGATTTAGATTCTGATATTAAAAGTTTAACAGGTACCGGTACCGGACCGGGGGGAGCTCCTACAGTTCAAGACGTGTTGGGCCCGTTGGCGGGTGGCGGCGCATTATCTGCCGCTGGCGGCAGTGTAATTACAGCAGTTAGTGTGTTAGCAGGGCCTAGCGGCGAAGCAGTTCAAGAAAGTGCCGAATACACCGGCGTAACAGGAACTACAGATGGCCCAGGTACTGGGGCAACATTTAATATTTTGATTGCTGGTGGAGTGTATTCTTCAGCTACTGTTAGTAATGGTGGTACAGGTTACACTGTGGGCGAACAAATAACCATCAGTGGTGATGTACTTGGCGGATACAGTCCTGATAACGATTTAGTACTGACTATTTCTAGCGTGGGAGACGGACCATTAACTGAAGCTCAGCTAGATGCTATCATTACACAAGCACAGACAGCAAATAGCCTATTTAGTACTATACTTGGTGGTAGTTTTACTCCACCAGCTAATGACTTTGGGGCTATTAAATCGTTCGCTATGAATTTACATAGCATTGGCGCCAGTGACGATGGAAGTGCTGAAATCCTTAAAGGCATGATACCTCCAGGAAATCAGTACGGTGAGGCAATCAAAGCCAGTTTAGCAGAAGGAAAAAATAAAGCACTAATGGCTGCCAATGGTATCAACCCGCTGTCATTCACAGATGCTAATCCTTTCAAAGGATTGCCTAGCGCACCTGTAGATAACAGCCTAAATTCTGGTGCGTCCTTATTAGGCGGCAGTTAAGATGTTTAATCCAACTGTTGAATATCGTTTAATTGTTCAATGGTTGGATAAACTTGTCAACAAAAAAATAACACCAAAAAGTTTTGTACGGCGCCTGGGGATATTTCTTAATCGCAGGCACGATATTTCAGTGACATTAGAGCACAGCAATATCTTACTAGATCCCGGTGACTTTACTATTGGGGGCACCTACGAATCATCTCTAGATGAACAACACAAAAAACCTTTTGTTTTTCATTTTATAATTAACTATGACAAGAATCATCAGTGGCTAATTACAGAGAAGTTGGCCAAAGAAATAGCTTCAGATCTAATAGAAACAATGAGTCATGAATATCGACACCAATACCAGTACCGTAGTCGGAGATTCATGCTGCCTAGAGCCTACAGAAGTAATGTAACAGATATAGAATTGCGTGCTGAACAAGAATATTTAGGCAACAGTGACGAAATTGATGCTTACTCTTACAATATAGCAGTTAAGCACAGTTTAGGGTTAGGATTAAGTAGAGACATAGCAATTTATGTACGAGCATTTGGTAAAGATCACAATGTGATTAAACGATTACATAAAAAGATAATAAACAATGCCAAAGATTTGCGTATGTATAAAGTTATGACTAAAAAACGTGCTACTCGACACTAAGGAAACACCATACAAAACAGTAGGTACTTTTGTTCATCTACTACATCATATCCAGTTAGGCCCATACTTTCAGCATTGTACTTTAACTCTATGCCCCAGCGATTTTGCAACCATTCAGCAAACGACCAAGTATCAATCAAACATTTAGGTCCCTGTCCAAATTCTTTCATCCAGGCATTACGAGCATCAGCTAATTGTTTAAGTCTATGTAAGTGCTGATCATCGCCTAAGATAGTATCTATACGTCTGGGCAAATCTTTGTAGAAATCGTTATTTTTTGCGGAAGACATAAACACCTTCAAACTTTTCACGGCCTGCTGTTTTATCGTTGCCTACTCCCGGGCGTGTGTTTAACATCATCTTGATCATTGTTGTATGCTTAAATCCAATCTTCTCAGCGGTCTCTATCCAACGGTCAACTACTTTAAATTCTTTATCCTTACCTATTTTATAGTCAGCGATGTTAGTAGCAAACAACCCATCATCCTCTAAACTACCAATGATGTTTTTCATGGTAGGCGCTACATAACCATCAAACCAATCATCTAATGTGGTGAATTGATTCATACACTGCGTAGGCTCGTCTGAGTACTTCTCTAAGTTAAAGTATGGCGGGCTGCTAAATGCTAAGTCAACACCGTCATCTGGCTTATATTCCTCACTTACACTTTTAACAATAGTACCTCTATTACCGATACTATCATAAATTAAGTCGTTTAAGTAGTTTAAGTATTTGACCGTTTCTGTGTTAGGATCGATACCGGTATAGTTATAGCGCATCTTACTGGTCGTAATACCCAGTAAACGACCACCATACCCGCTACTATAATCATAGACATTACCCCAAAGCGTTGGGCATAAGTACTCCACAATCGCACGTGCGTTAAGGGGCTTAAAGTTTTGAATGTTTTCACCGGTGACCAATTCCAAAGCTCTACGTAGTGCTGTAGGACTAACGAGATTATTACCATCCCTGTGCTCAAAACAAAGACGAATAGCTCGTTCCAATTTTCTGTCATCATAAAAGCGATCCTTTAAACTATTACTGCCGCGACCTTTGGGTTCAGCAGTCATCATATTAGGAAAACAAAATCTGTTAATACTTTGTCCTTGGTTATTGCCTAGAGGTATAGTTGGATTCCGTTTAAGTTCAATGGCTGTTTCCATAATCTCAACACTGTTGGCTATAGTATTGTCTAAGTTTAGGATTTCTCGTTTGAGTCCTTGTTCGGTGTAGTAAACGATGGGCACAATGTTAATATTGCGATATAAATCAAACACTTCTTGCATGATTTGATCTGGTGTTTGATCGTAACGAGCTTTGGTGTAGGTCGCCAATTGATCAGCTACTGCTTCGTAACAGGTAAACTCGTGCCAGCCTTGTAGGATAGCATGAGTATGATACTGTTCTGTACCCCAAATTTTATGTAAATTGTTTATCATAATTGATAGTGTATATTATTCCACTGCAAAAGTCAATTCAAAAAACAGTTCGTTTTCTCGAGCAATGATTAGGTGCATATTACTAAGCTCGTAAGTGTCAGGGCAGTGTACCGTGAGCCATTCTACTAACCCCCTGTATTCTTTAGCCCCAACATCTTCCATAAGAGCGTAAAAACAAGCACGGTCACTTTGTGATATCTTTTTAAACTTTATGCCCATCGTAATATAAATGCTGTTACTTGTTCTTCTGATTCTAATACCACAGTCATACCTTCTTGATGTAGACGACCTCTAGGTAAGTTTTCGTCCATCCACTCATATATTGCTGGTTCGTTTTTCATCCAATAACTGATATCAGCAATAACAATATAGTGATAGGGCATTTCATCATCAAACGGTCCTGATGCTATAAACCTACGCCCGTTGGCTCCGTCTAATATACTCATCAGTTCTGTAACCTAAACCAAGTTTCTTCTTCTGGGCTGTTAAACACAATCTTATATTCAACACTTTGCCATTGGTAGTCAATTACCTTTTCCACACGATACGGGCCCGGCCACCATTTTTGTAAGCGTTCAGTCATCCACGTCTCATTATGTTCAGGTCCACGGTCTGACGCAACCAATTGTTGCTGTAGAAACTGTTCTATTGTCCAGTGTCCTTTAATACGTTCTGCCATAGTCTGTTCCATAACTATTGATTTACCTGCGTTTCTGCCAATTTGAATAACCTGTCCCACATCCACTCTAGAATAAACATTGTTTTAACTTCTTCGCTTGGTAGCATAATCAATCCACCATAAATTGACTGTTCACAATCATATTTCTCTAACCACTCAGAGATGGCACACATATTATCTGCCCACCATATAGGATTATCTACCATGGCTGCCAACGGCGCACCTAGATCATCTAAAAACTGAAAGTTTCTCATTGCCACCTCAGGGTAAACGCTGTAGCATCTCGCTCATGCTTAAAATGAAAACTCCAATAGCCGTACCATGTAAAGCTGTACCAAACATCTCGACCATCGAGCCAATTATGTCCGGGTTCTAACCGACCACTGCCAATATATTGTTCACACCAATGTGCCATATTAAGATATTCCGAAGGTTCTACTCGCATGAGATTTTTAGAAATTTTAACCACAGTCCACCCTTGCTCTTCTAGGATCTGCTCGCATCGTTGACGCTCTGCCGGTGCCGGTCTCATACCCACCTTAAGGCAAATAGTGTAGCATGTTTGCTATCTTGAAAAACAAACTCGCTACCTTCACGATAGTAATCTTCTTTGTCTACCAAACCCTGTTCAGCTAGCCAATAGGTAATATCCACAGCATGATGATTATCTTGGAATCTGCTGATCTTAACTGTATGCCATCCTTGTTGTTTCCAATACATCATCATAAGACCATACATAACCTTACTGTCCATGTGTTGCTGCATTTCTGCAGCCAGGTCATCTAAGACCAGTTGCTCTAAATCAGTATCTTCTAAGCCCATTGTAGTGCTACCATAGTTGCTGCTTCAGAGTCTGATATTAACATGTGCTGCCATTCTGTTTTAACAGCACAGTCGGGATAGTGTTCCTTTAACCAATTCATAGCTGTTTCTACTTTATGATTAGGATGAATAACTACATACGCCCATCCTTCGCGTACACGTATGTCACGTTCCATGTACCATTGCCATGACATGTTCTCACCTACAACATCATCCCAGTTAGGGTTGCGATTGAATATATACCATTCGGCTTCGTTATCTTCATGCCAAATATCTTCATCGATGATAACTTGAGTAATTTGATTTTTAGGTATCTTTGTCATGAGGGTATGTTCATACTAAACCAAACAGCATCTGCTGGGTTTTCGAATCTAAAGGCAAAATCGTGTTCTTCACCCTTGCCAGACAAATGATAATTACCGCCCGGCTGTTTATTAAGCCATTTAAACAATTCATTGATGTCGTGGTTGTGGCTGGCCATAATCCAAGTCCAAGTTATAACTACCTCAGTCCAGTCTGGCGGCGGCCACATCTCAACTTTCGTCACGATTCATGTACTTCAATAAAAAGTAAGTGCGAGCACTTTCACTGTAAAAGTCAATGTGTATTTGACTACGCTCATCTCGCCAATCGTGGTCTAGCCCAGGAACAAGATCTTCTCGATTCCACTCTACATGTTCACGATAGGTAAAACCTAGATCTGTTTTCATGCGACCTCGGATTAAGTAGGTAGCAGGACTATGGGCGTAGTCTTGTTTAAGTTGAGCAAAAATCTTATCCCACTCACGATGTTTTAGTATCACAGCTTTCACTGATTTATCACCAATAATAACATTGTTAGGTCTTGTTCGCTACGCAGATAAACTTGTCTACACCGTTTAGATGGCATATCTGTTCTGTAGTAGTCGTTGAATACCAAAAATCCATTGGCGTTTAGATAGCGTTCTTTACCATATGTCTCTTCAAGCCTTGCTGCTATCGCTATCCAATGATTTAGTGCTGACAGACTTCTAACACCGATCACTATACGATAACGAAATCCTTGCCTGTACCATTTATACCTTGCGTCTAATTTTTCTACCATTAAGTCTCGATCACCAATAATAACATTGTTAGGTCTTGTTCACTGCGTAGATATAAGTGTCTATAGTACTTGTTTTTGCCAGTTTCTACACGCCAGTTATCGTTCCACGTGCGACGTGAAAAAACGCCGCTAGCATGGAATTCATATTCCTTGCCCCAAGTCTGCTCGCACCATTTGGTCACAGCATGCCAACGTTCCCATTTGCCCATGCCCTGCGTGTCAAAGTCAACGCGATATCTAAAGCCGCGATTGTAGCCCTTGTATCTACGATCAAGTCTGACTATATTTGGGTCTTTGTAGTATCTGATGCTGGTCATTTCTTGCTATGCTTTAGTGTAAAGTAGGTTACAAATCTATTCATTTCATCTTTGTCATACCAGTGCCAACGATCATAAGCCTGGCGGCTCCACATGGTAAAGTCTGAAGATACTAGCTCTTCATTGATCTGAGCGACAGTATCGTCGTGCTGCTTGAACTCTTCTGCGGCTATACGTGCTTCATTTATATCTGTGTACTTAGGTGGCTTCTTAATAAAATCGTAATCATCAGGGGGCACTAGGCGCATTTCCCATTTATTCTTGCCAAGTTTTTTAACTTTGATATCCATTTATACTATTATATACTCAGTTAATCTAAAAGTCAATGGTTGACATTTTGGTTATTTGATAGTATAATCTTACACATAACTTAGTAAAGGATTGCACTGTGGGCGAAAAACGTATTTGGATAGATGGTAAGCCAACTAAAATTACTATCAAAGAAGACCCACCGTATGTTAGCAATAACTATTCTTTTGATATTGACTGGTTTGCCCTTTTTGTAGTTTTTGGTTTATACCTTTGGTACGATTGGGCACACAATTGGCGCATAGCACACGCAATTTGGGTTGTGTTGTTTATTGTATACTCTTTATTTGAATATGCAATTCGTATGATGTGGCTTGTTTTATCATTCTTTTTTGGAATATTCTTTTAAGCATTAATAGAGTATGAAATGCGATGATTGTAAATTTTGCGTATTAGAAGACTACGGATACAGTAACTATACTGTTGAAGGTACTAATGCTGACTGTTTACTTAACATGAATCCATGGTTACCAGATGACCACCGCTGGGGCGAAGCAGATAGCATGGTATTTGCTAATATATGTCCACGCTTTAAAGAGGGCAGTGCTATTGAAATGGATGTAGAAAACAACGGCAATATGTTACACTACACAGACGACCCAGAAGCTCGTAGTATAATTGAAAAACGAATGATTTGGGAAATATTAAATGAAAAAGACAAACCTTGGTATTAACGATGTCTTACAGTGGATTGGTGCTCCGCTAATCATTGCTGGCCATAGCTTGAACGCCATCGGTCCAAGTGTATATCCTTGGAACATTGTAATATTCTTCTTTGGTACTACAATGTTCTTTACTTGGAGCATACGTACTAAGAATAAGCCACAAACGCTAGTAAACTTTATTTCATTAAGTATTGGATTAACAGGTATAATTAAGGCATTTTTTGGTTGACTTTTTGGTTAAGTGACTGTATAATGCTATACATAAACTAACAACACAGGAGCAAATTATGTCAGACTTACAATGGGAATTACAAGCATACGGTATGTCAGAAGCTGATGTTAAGCGTATGGTGAAAACACAAGCGTTTCCAGGCCAAGAGTTGATGTTTGCTGCAGGTATCTTAAGTGATGCGCAACAAATTTTAGACCCAGAATTCAATGCTGATGGCCGGGTAAGTCCAGATGTAGCTAATCGTGCTCGTCAATATATGAATATTGCCAAGTACATCATGTTTAACCAAATGCGTGACGAACTTACAGCTAAGGAGGCTGCTTAATGTTTAACTTGTTTGATGATGCTGATTTAGGTGACAAACTAGTAGGTTGGGCCTGTTTGTTTATTGCGGGATTTTTACTTGGTTACTATTGTTAAGGAATAGATATTATGATGCGTCCAGGTCGTTATTATGTTGGTGATTTGTGTTATGTGATGCACCCACAGTGGAAACAAGTCTGTGATTTAATGTTTGCCACCTCAGGTAACTCAGTCTTAGATGGCGAATTTAATCTTGCTAACGGTGTTAGATTTGCTGTACAATCAACAGCGTATGGTGATGGTGTTTATTATGATGAACAAGGTAGACAATATCCTGTAGATGCTGGCCTAATAGGTTGTATCCGTGTTGAAGATGTCTACGACCCAGAATGGTATTTAGAAGGTGTACATACTGTAGAGTTTAAAAATCCATTTACCTTAGAATACGATAATGGTGTTATTACCTTTGTTGAGCACTTGACAAACGGTGCAAAACATGTTACACTAGGCATTGATACTGATCCAGTTTATAATGAAGAGGAGTATGCGTAATATGGGTAATACATTATTGAGATTAAGACAACGTTTTCCAAAGCGTGTGTTTGATGTTGCAAACAAAGAAGATTTAAAGCTGTATAAACATTTTATTGAACATAAGAGTTGGGGCAGAAATGGTTGCCCGTTTGAACTCGAGTGGCCGTGGTTGAGCATTCCCGACATGATTAGTCATAAGATTGCTGAAGCCGCAGTCGCTAAGGTGTAGTTGTTTTTCATTTAAATTCCTCCTGAGTAGTACTTTTTGAAGCCCCAACATTGGGGCTTTCTTTTTCGCTAAATATCTATATGTCAGCACACACGATAACAACAAATACCAGTAGTAGTACACAAGGACTCAAACTTCGAAAAGGTTGGGTAAAAATTTATGCCAGCACTTCGGTATATTGGACCGTTGGCGAAAATCCTGTAGCATCTGCAGATAAATGTGCGATGTTGCGTGCCGGCGAAACTATAGAACTTAAAATACCAGTTAATTGTAGCAAATTGGCAGTGTTAGCAGTCAACGAATCTGGCTATGTTTCTGTTACAGATTTCCCTGGAGCAAAAGCTAGTTGTTCGTATTAAACTAACTAAATACTACATTATGTCAGCAAACGGAATATCAACATTATCTAGCAAACAGCTCAAGCAAGAAGGCAAACTAGCCATTGCTGAAGCTAAACGCCAAGGCTATACAGTGCTAATAGACGGTACATGGTCGGGTAATGCTAACGTTTCACAACCTTTTTATCGTACACTAAACACAGCAAATATATCATTGCTACCTACTAAGTATGTAGGTAATGTGATTGTGGATAACGTAGCTGACGGAAATGTGTTAGCCCAAGGAAGACCTTGGGAATAATAAATATTTAAAAGAGAATTTACTATGAAAGCCGCAGAAATTTTACGTAAACTAGCAGATCTAGTTGACGTTATTGACGGTAGTGATGCGCCGGAAGAACCCACCAGTGACGAACTAGGTGTAATGGTCCCACCTTTACAACAAAAAATAGAAATACTTAAAAAATCACAAGGTATTGATAACGTATACGATAGCGGATCAGACGACCTTGAAGCTATTAAACGCAACGCAGGTATAGCAGTTATTACTGCTGCGGAAGAAGACGAACCTTTCGAAGGGTAAGGCCATGAGCTTTACCCAAGACCTTTTTACCCAAAGACGAAACTACGCAGACGGCACGACCCGAATTAACGAGGACGGCCGTATCTGGTACGACAGTACTACTAACACCCTGCGTATCGGTAATGGTGTTCCTGGAGGACATCATATTAGTACAGGTGGCGACCAGGGCCCTATCCGTAGCTTAACGTTTGATAGTACAGGTCCAGGTACAGCGACAACACCCGGTATGCTCACTTGGAATGAGCATGAAGACTGCGTTGAAGTATATCAGGCTGATGGCACAGTCTTACAGCTAGGGCTAGAAGCATATATCCAAGTTTATAATAATACTGCTAACACTATGGTTAATGGTACTGTGGTGCGATTCAGTGGGGTGTTTGCTGATGAAATATATACTCCAGAAGCTGCACCATTGTTAGCTGATGGATCAGTTCCTCCGCTATATGTGATAGGTGTGCTAACTGCTAACATAGCCGCAGGTAATATAGGTAGGGCTACAGTCCTAGGCAAAGTAAACGATATAGATACAACTGGTAGTAGCGTAGGAGAAACCTGGGCAGTGGGCACCTTATTATGGGCCCATCCTGATCAAGCAGGTAAAATGACCAGTGTGATGCCTACAGCACCAGATATTCAAATATCCGTTGCAGTAGGCGTCACTGATGGTGTTTTATTAGTTCGCCCAACCATTTGGCCACGACTGTATTACGGCTCGTTTTCATCTACGCAGACACAATATGCCAACGTAGCACTAACACCTTACGCAGTAACATTAACAACCACAGACATTGCCAGCGGACATCACCTGGCAAATAGTTCACAAATAGTAGCAGATGCGGCTGGCTTATACAACTATCAGTTTTCAATACAAGTATTATCAACTAACGCATCAGCTAAGAGTATCTGGATATGGCCTCGTAAAAATGGCACTGATATTCCTAACAGTGCTTCTCAGTTGACAGTTGTGGGTAATAATGAGTATAAAATTGCCGCTTGGAATTTTATTGTATCTATGCAGATAGGCAATTATTTTGAGCTAATGTGGGCAGTAAGCGACAGTGCCCTGCGTATTCCTAGC